AAGGAGGGTTTACCCTCTGGTATCTTCTCATTTCTTTTCAAGTGCAGCCGGAGTAATAACCATAAGGTTGTTTTCTCTGCTGCTACTCTACTTAGATCTTACACTAAGCTCACATCTGAGAAATTAACTGATTCTCAGGTCAAGAAATTTCTTGACGGTGTTCTTAGTGAACCAGTCGACCTTCCAGTTGACTTGGTTACCCGTGTTGTTGAAAGCACCAAGGATTTGGGTATTGTGCGAACCTTTAAGGTTAGCCGCCCATCCTTCCTTTCCTTTGTCCCCAGTCCTTCAAGAACTGCTCCTACCGTTTTTGGTAAGTCTGTTCGTGAAGATAGTTGTTTTGCTTCTCAATGTGAGTTTTTAACTCACACTAGACTTGGAAAACAACTTTGGGCAAAGTATCCTGATATCTTTATCCCTGTTATGTCTGGTATCCAGATTAACAGGAGAGGTAAGGATATATGGAGTAATGAGGTGAGTGCTGTTGGAAAAATTGGTTTGATTCAGGAACCTGGCTATAAGCTTCGTGCTGTGGCCAATCCTAATCGTATCCTTCAAGTTGCTTTGCAACCTTTAGGTGAAACCATTTACAATACCCTACGGTTTATGCCATGGGATTGTACCTTTGATCAATCAAAGGGTTTTCCAACTATTCAACAACATTTGAAAGAGAACCTTCGAGTGTACTGCTTCGATCTTTCTGGAGCAACGGATTATTTTCCTTTGTCCCTTCAAATCGAAGTTTTACGTACCATGTTTCCGGATCTTCTTAAAGATATTAATCTTTTTGAAGAAGTTTCTCGTTCACCTTGGTTTTTCCAAGGTTCTACGATTTCCTGGACAAAGGGTCAGCCTTTGGGATTATATCCCTCTTTCGGATCCTTTGCATTAACACATGGTATCATCTTGTATTGTTTGAACAACAACACCTTTGACAATAAATTCTTTGTCCTCGGTGATGATGTCATAATACTCGATGACTCTTTGGCCTTAAGATATTTAACAACCCTTGATCAATTGGGCTGTCCAATATCTTCTTCCAAATCAATCACATCTAAAGTGATTGGTGAGTTTGGTGGCAAGATTATATCGAAAGATACAGTCGAGCCTCAACTCAAATGGAAGAAAGTCTCGGATGACAATTTTATTGACATCTTAAGACTTTTAGGTCAGAAGGCTCTCCGACTACTTCGTCCTCGACAACGTAAAGTTGCAAAGATGATCATGGATATTCCTGACTTCCTAGGAGGTCTTGGTTTTAATCCTGATGGTCTTTCTTTGAGTGACAGGTATTATAAATATCTGACACTTCAAAGCGAGGATCGTAGTACTTTCCTCATGAGCTACAACAGGATATACAACTCCTTCTTTATGAGTGAGTGTGTACATCCTAATAGTACTACTTCCCTTAATTGGGATAAGTCAGTACTACCTGATCTCGACCAGAGATCAGTAGCTCTTGTTCTTAAATACCTACCTCAGCTTGCTGACATGTATGGTATTTTAGGAACAAATCTATATTTAGTATCCCCTGACAAGGGTGTGCTACCTATAGATGGGGAATGTCGGAACCGTTCAACGGTTCTTTCATTACTCGAACGCAAGCTTGGTATAGCTTGAGCCCGGG